TTTCGTACACAACAGGTTCAGAGTTCGAATCTCTGCGTCAGCTCCATTTGCTGGTGTAGCTCTAATGGTAGAGCAACCGTTTTGTAAGCGGTGGGTTCTGGGTTCGAGTCCCTGCACCAGCTCCATATTTGCCCGATTGAGATAACATATCACGGCTGTGAGTGGCGGTCGTAATCCAAGGTGGCCTCCTGTGAGGGAGTGACTGGGCATAAAAGAAAGAGCGGTTAGGTAGCGTTGTACTATCGAGGGCGTTGCGGAAGCTGCGCACAGGCCATAGCCGCACACAGATGGCAACAGCCACGTAACTGCGGAAGCGTGGATATGTGCAACGGATGTCATGTACATCGAAATACCTTGGTAGACTCAGATGGGAAACACTAATCCCCCTGCTCCCCGATAGAAAGGCTGAAATATGGCACAGCGTAAAGGTGTGTGGTGAGGCTGGGAGTGGAGTCACTTATGCAATTTATATAGGGGAGCGCCAGAGTTGGAGAGCTGGGGCGGACTGTAAATCCGTTGCTTTCGGGCTGAGTGGGTTCGATTCCCACCTCCCCTACCACAAGTGTTTGTTGCTACCCGATATGCAACTAAAACAAGGTCGGGTTCAAATGGCGGAGTGGCCGAGTGGTTGATGGCACCAGTCCTGAAAACTGGAGGCGGTGATGAGCCGTCCGTGGGTTCAAATCCCACCTCCGTCGCCAACGGGATGTGTTGATATTTACCATTTTCTAACGACCCTATGATAAACGGTACGAAAAGGCGTTACCCCTACGAAACGGGCGGTGGTCTTATGCGCTGACCTGTGATTACCGTTAAACAAAAATGCGCATATATGGGTTGATGGCTTATGAGGTCTGAGCGACGGTCTGAAAAACCGTAGGATGAAGGATCGTTACCTTCTCAACCCACCAGCCTGAAAAGGCACACCTCTACCCTGGATGACGTGTGACGGTTCTGACACGTCGGTAAAATAAAAATTGACCGAGTGTGGGTAGCATAGGGGTCGCTCCCTCCGGTGAAATTCCGGCGCAGGCAAAACGCGATAGATAACCTAAACGCTGTAAGCAAAGCGGCATAGCCGATCAGGAGCGCGGCGGGCTAACATACCCCAACGGGACTTCGAGAGCCTGAAAAAGTATGTTTTGCACCCGTATCAGTGAGGGTAGGCCAGTGGGATACGGCCACACAGACCCTACCCACCCTTATATATGCGCCTGTAGCTCAGTTGGTAGAGCAGCTGGCTTTTAACCAGTTGGCCGGGGGTTCGAGTCCCTTTAGGCGCACCAGCAAAATACTATAACGACTAAAAAAACCTCGGGATCTTCGGATTTCCGAGGTTTTGTCATATTAAGAAGGGAGGTCGCAGTATGGCGGCAAAGAAACAGCTAAAGAAACCTGCTCCTTTGAAAGTGAATAAGGATGCAAAACCGAGCGAGGCCGAGCCGCGTGTTGTTGAGGATAGGGTATATCGCTGTCCACGCTGCGGCCATGAGTACACAAAGCAAGAGGGGAATTTTTCTCCTTCTAAGTCCCCACTGTTTAAGGGGAACAACGGTTATGTAGTTTACTGTCGTAAATGCGTGGCAGAAATGTTTGAAGAGAATATCCCGTTCTTTGATAAGGATGAGGATTCTGCAATGGAGCGTGTGTGTCAGATTATTGATCTATGTGTGGACGAAACAGCATGGGCCGCTTCACGAAAAATCAGTGCCAATCGCAATCGCATGAGTGGATATATCTCTAAGCTGAATATTAAGCAGAGCAGCAAAGAGTCCACATATTCCGATACGCTAATCAGGCGCTTTGAGGCTGAGGTTGAAAATGCTGCGACTGTACAAGAGGCGGAGGACAATGACGATATTACAACTAATATCGAGGTGATCCGCAGATTTGGATTGGGATTCTCTGATGGTGATTATGATACCCTGCAAGGAGAATATGACAGCTGGGTAGATCGCTGTGGTGCGCCTGTGGATAAACGACAGGATGAGCTTTATGTTTCCATCTGCTATTTGAAGCTGAATTTACAAAACAGTGTGAAAAATAGTGCGGCAGGTGTTGGTGCTCTTGCAAATTCCTACAAGGCGTTTATCGAAGCGGCCACAACGGAGATTGAAGATCGTAAGAAGAAAGCAGAAGCAGAAATGCAGCTCAGTCCTTTGGGTGTGATGATTCGGGATATTGAGGAACATTGTCCGGCTGACTTCTATAAGGATAAGGCGATTTATGCTGATTATGACCATCTAAAAGAGTACATTCAAAGGTTCATGTTACGGCCACTCAACAACCTTTTAACTGGCTCCAAAGAAATGGATAAGGAGTTTAACCTGTCTGGATCGGAGGAGTGAGCATGAATTACGAAAAAGTTATGGATGAACGGCAGCGTCATGTACATGAGCATTTTTCATCCTCAAACTATCTGGGAGATCCCCATAGAGTACAGAAACTAATGGATTGGATTACCTTTTGGAGAAGAAACCCAAGCCGTTTCGTACAGTATTATTTTGGGATTACTCTTCACCTTTATCAACACATTATCTTGTTTCTAATGGATATCTTTCCAAGTATTTGTCTGGTTGCAGCGCGGAGTGCCGCAAAATCCTTTATCATTGCGATTTATGCTTGTAAGGAAGCAATTTTGCGACCAGGTGCGAAAATCGTCGTAGCTTCAGCCACGAAGGGACAGGCAAAGCTGATTGTGTCTGAGAAAATCCAGAAGGAAATTCTACCTCGATCTCCGTTGTTGCAGGCGGAGATTGAGCGCATCCGTGATAATCAGAATGAAATTGAGGTTTTCTTCCATAATGGAAGCTCTATTATTGTGGTGCCGGCCAATGACAATGCTCGTGGACACCGTGCGACTGTAATGATTTATGAAGAGTTCCGTATGATTCTGAAAAACATAATTGATACCGTTCTCTCTCCTTTTCTATATGTGCGGCAGGTTCCATGTATTTTGAAGTATGAGGAATACAGTTCTTTGATCGAGGAGCCGAAAGAGGTCTATATCAGTTCTGCATGGTATAAAAACCATTGGATGTGGGATCAGATGAAGATCATCGTGAAAGATATGTTGAAAAAAGATTCTGCTATTCTGATTGGCATGGATTATAGCATTTCGTTGAAACACGCAATCAAACCAAGGGCGTTCCTTATCAAAGAACGGAACAAACTGGATAGTGTAGCATGGGCAATCGAGTACGAAAACCAAATGATTGCCGAAAACGCCCACGCTTACTTTACTTACGAGATGTTGAATAAGAACCGTTGCCTAAAACGTCCATTCTATCCACGGAAAAACGAGGATGTTTTGATGCGGGCAAGAAATCTCTATGCTATTCCTCGGCAGCAAGGAGAAATCCGTATTATATCTTGTGATATTGCCACTGAGGGGGGAGACAGCAACGATAACTCTATTTTCTCTTGTATTCGTGCTTTGCCAGAAAGTATGGAATACAAGACTTCTGATGTGAACGGAGAACACATTGAAGTTAAGCAAGGGTATCGCCGGCAAGTGGTGTATATGGAACCTCAAACGGAATTTGAAACAACCAAGCAGGCCATTCGGATCAAACAACTATTTACAGACTTTGATGCGGACTACTGTGTATTGGATACCAGAAATGCAGGTATTGCTATTTACGATGCCTTAGCGAAGGTTCTATATGATGTAGAACGCAATGTAGAATATGAGCCTTGGTCGTGCATGAACGACGATAACCTAAGATCTCGTATCGTAATTGCCGGTCAGAAAGAAGTAGTTTACTCTATTAAAGCCCAGTTGGAAACGAACAGTAAAATCGCTGTATGTATGAAAAATACACTCAACAGTAAAATGATTGAGCTAATGGTGCCCAATCAAGAGGGTGTGGAGGAACTACAGCGAATTGTTCCGGACTATGAGACAGCAGATGTCGAAACTCAGCTTTTTTATGAGCGTCCTTTCTTGGAAACTGTAGCACTAATCAATGAAATGATTGGGCTGGAGTATACGGTGCAAAATCAAACTGGGCTTATTAAAATTGAAGAACGGTCTGGAGCACGGAAAGACCGGTATACTTCGGTATCTTATGGCAACTATTTCATTGAGCTTTTGGAGCAGGATCTATTTTCGGATAGTTCAGAATACGAATATGTAACATTTTACAATTAAGGAGGTGAAGATTTATGGCAGGTGAATCAAGATTTCGGTCATGGCTGACCAGACTGACAGGCGGGGAAAATCATCCAAGAGATACTACTGAGCAGAATGCGATTTCCTCTACAGTGGAAGCAGTTTTACATGAGTTCAACACTCAACTCGGAGCGGCCTATTTGAATGCGGTCGGTTGTGGAAGCTCTAAGACAGCACCATATTCTACGGAGCAGATTATCAGAATGGCGCAAGAACCTATGAGATACATTACTGAGCTGCGTCAGTGGGCACGTTGGGCGTATTACTCCAATGGGACGGTTGGCACTGCGATTGACGCCCTGACAAGTCTTCACTCTCTGGATTACATTGTGACGGCAAGACCCAAAAAGTCCGGTGGTCAACGTAAAGGCTATCGCACTAATGCTGATCGGATGAATAGTGTTCTTCGTTCTATGCGCTACAAAGAGGTGATTCGTGACGCTGTTTTTCATAATGCCAACGAAGGAATGTATGTAGGGTACATGGAAACCCGCACTATTCCTGTAGAGCGGAGGTTGGCGCTGACGGATGCGGATATCAATGGCATTACTGATATCAACTCTGCTGGCGTCAACACGGTAGTTATCTCTCTTCCTATTGAATATGTAAGAATTATTGGCCGTAGGAATAACTGCTACGAGGTAGCGTTTGATCTGCGGTATTTTGATGGTATGTTGGATGACGAGCGCAAGCGGAAATTACGTGGATTTCCTCGGCAAATTCAAGACGGCTGGGAAAAGTATCACAATGGTGGGTTTGAAAACGGCGCTACATGGCTGAGGTTGGATTGGCGCAAAACGATTGTAACCAAAATTAAAAGCAGTCAGAACGATCCGTATGGCGTTCCGTTTGCTGTTGCGGCTTTGGATGATATTGATTATGCCAAGTATTTTATCAATACCAAGCGTCATGTGTTGGATAAGGTAAACAATCAGATTTACTACGAGACATTTCCAGAGGGGAAAGATAAGGGTACTTCCGCTCTATCTCAGAAGCAACAGGAAAATCAGCATAACACGGTAAGACAAGCTCTGACACAGCGCACAAATTCCAGCGGCATTGCATTTTTCTCTTTGGCGGCAGGCACAAAAATGGATAGCCTGCCAGTCAATATTGACTTGCTGGACGAGGATAACGAGAATGCGATCAAAGAAGATGTGAACGAGGCTATCGGTGTGGGCGCGGCGGCTCTAAGCGGAAGCAGTTCCACAAGCAACTATGCTACGGCCATGCTGAATCTGGAGATTGTGGCAAACAATGTTTTTACATGGATTGAGGCTATTGTTGAGGAGTTGAACAAGTGCTTAAACTATAATGTAATTCGTGATAGCAGTTATCGCGTAGAGTTTAGGGTCCTGCCTATTACATTTGCTAATCGGGAGAAGCAGGTAAAATATTTCTCTGATCTGTATGCGCGTGGCAAAGGGAGCTTGCTTGCATGGATTGCAGCAACGGGTATCAATGCTGACGACTATCTCTCTCTCATGGACTTGGAGTTGGAGGAAGATTTTGAAAATCGCTACCCAGTCCATAAAACTTCGTTTACTGTGACGGGTAAAGACGCTCCAGATGGCGATGTAGATAAAAGTACCAGCGGTGATGCGCCACAAAATGCAAGCACCGCATCTACAACGGCTAATAATGGAAATGCAAGTCCATCTCCTTCTGATACGTAAAGGGAGGTGAAGAAGTATGGCTGAGAAGTTTTTTTATCCAATTTGTTATGAGATTTCCAGCGAAAGCAAGATTGCAGGCAGACGGCCTATCAAGGTCATCCTGCATGAAATCTTTCCAGACGATTCTACGTGGCAGGAGAATGGAATCTCGTGGATTGAGAAATATGTACAAGCTAACCTGCATTCTGTAGTAGGTATGTCAATTACCGTTGAGTTTCTGACAGATGATAGAGACATTCCTTATGGGCACGGAATGACTGAGATTCGTGTACAAGATAACTTGCCTTTGTTTGAGGATGCTACTATGGTGGGGCATTTTGACAGGGCGTATATTGATGACGTTGAAATTGATGGTGTAACGAAGCGAGTGTTGATTGCTGAGGGAACACTGGACGAGATGCGTTATCCAAAGTTTGTAGCTTGGCTGCGTGAGCATATGGCAGAATCCACTATTAAGGGATCTGTCGAAATTGTTGGTAAAGCCGAGCATGATGGATACATTATTTACTCCGGCGGTTGGAAAGAGCAGGGTCGTATTCCGCAAATCTATGATTACAGTGGCTATGCAATCCTTAGCGTCAAACCGGCTGATGAGGCCGCTATCGTGATGGAGTTAAATAATAAAAAGCAACAAAAGGAGGAAAGTACCATGGATGAGAAGCTGAAAAATGAATTGATGGCGGTCATCTCCGGAGCTGTTTCCGAGTCCAATTCCAAGTGGGATGAATACTGGGCAAAGGTTGAGGCAAAGGATGCTGAGATTGCCCAGCTCCAGGCGGACATCAAACTCAAGGAGGCCGAAATCGCACAGCTGCGGGCCGACTTTGAGGCGGCAAATGCCGCACAAGCCGCTGCTGAGGCTGGACTGACTGAGGCAAATGCCGCCAAGGAGACGGCAGAAGCCAGTTTGAGTGAGGCTAACGCCAAGATCGCCCAGCTTGAAAGCGAAGCTGCCAAAGCCGAGCTAAATGCAGCATTGGCACCTTACACCGAGGAGCAGCAGGCGATCGCAAAAGAGGAGATCGACGCTTTCAATGAGAACCCCGGAAGTGTGGAAATCAATGCTATCGTGGGCAAGATTTGTACTGAGATGGTGCGCTTGTCACGCGAGAAGTCGGTTGCAGAAACCAACGCTGCCAGTGAAATTGATGTTTTCGCTATGACAGACAGCACTAAGCTGGAAGCTGACGACGGTGAAGTCGATGTATTCTAAGAAAGGAAAGTGAGAGGAAATGAAAGCAAAGACTATCGGTTATTTCAAGAATGTTCAGAACGTCGGCTACTGCAAAGCTGCTGTCGATCTGAAGGTGGGTATGGGCGTGATTCTGGATCGCGCTGCTAAGACGGCTAATTTGCCTGCCAGTGCGGATGAGGCTAAGGCGTGCCACCGCATCGTTACCAATATTAACGATAAGCCTGAGATGCACAATTACAGTGAGACTGTGGAGGTCAAGGAGGGCGAATATGTTCGTGCTGACGATTTGACTTCCGTGGCAAACATGGAGATGGAGTTTGCCGACTATGAGATCAACGGCGGTGTTGACAGTGTTGACGCTGGCGATACCCTGGTGTTTGGCACTGATGGCCTGATTGTAAAGGGCACAAGTGACGGCTACAAGGTGTACTTTGAGGTCATCGAGAAGACCGCGTATATGGGTAAGGGTATTCTGGCCGTTATCCGCGTGCAATAATGAAGGAGGGAGAAAACATGAACCCGATTTATGAAATCAATATGAACAATGCTCAGGTTGTTGTTGACACTGGGCGTGTTAAGCAGAACTCCCCTGTTGTCGAGGTGTTTTCTGCTCTCGCAGCGGGCATGAAGCCCAATGTGGATGCCAAGGTTTTGGACAAATCTGTGGCAACGCTGAAGGAGCTGTCTTCTAAGGCTTTGGCTGGCGATCTTGCCGCACAGAGCGAAATCAATACCATTGTCCGTTTCGCTATTGAGCCGAAACTGCTGGAGGCTGTGCGCCTATTCGACTTTATGGGTACTTATCGTCGGATCGGATACCACGAAGCTCCTATGATGAAGACCTATAAGTATGAGAGCGTGGATTCTCGTTTCCAGGCTTCCAGTGCTGATGTGCCGTTTGCGGCTTGGAATTGGCGTGAGTACCCCATCGGCACCCAGACTATTTCTGGTGGCTTTGCTGTTGATTACCGTGAGCTTCAGAGCGGCAATTTCGACGGCAATATTGCCGAGGGTATGAACCAGGTGCAGACTGATATGCAGAATAAGGCTGTCTATTATGTGATGACTGTTCTGTACAATGCGCTGAAGAACGCTAAGGGCGTGAAGCACTTTGCTGAGTCCACCGGTATTACCAAGACCGGCGTTGACAATATGCTGAAGTCCATGCGTCGGTACGGCAAGGTCAACATCGCTGGTGACTACTCTGTGGTTAGCCAGTTTAACGATTTTGCTGGGTTCAAGTCTCTGGCAGCTGACGAGACGCGGTACGCAAACACTATTGTCGCTGAGGAGATTCGTAAGACTGGACTTGTCAATTTGTACAACGGCGCAATCGTGACCGAGCTGCCCAACGCAATTAACTGGACGAAGCTGAATGCTGCGGGCACCGACTACGATCTGTATATGCCCCAAGGTCTGCTGTTCTTCCTGCCCCGTGGCGCTGTGTCCCCGCTGCAGGTCTTCCTGCGTGGTGGTCTGACCACTATGACTGGTGACGACATCGTGACTCGGCAGCATCTGACCCGCTTCGACATGGAACTGGGCGCTGGTGTTGCGGAGGGTATGGAGGATCAGATCGGTCTGATTTCCGACACCAACTTTGAGGCACCCACCGCCTAAGCGACGAACTAAATCAAAGAAAACTAAAAGGGAGGGGTAAAACCCTCCCTAATTTTCAATAACAAGGAGAATCGTTATGGCAACAAATAACAATGTCCTGGTAAATAATCTGTGCGCTTGGCCTCTCTCTTTCTGGCGTAAAGCTGGGCAGGGTGATGTTGAGATCCCCGCGAACGCGAAGAACTGGCCTCTGCTGTCATTCGAGGAGGTTCAGGCACAGATTCAAACTGGGAATAGGATGTTCACTGGCACAGACGGTATGGGCAACCATGCTCGTATTCAGATTGTCAATGATGAGCAACGTAAGCAGCTTTTCGGCCTGGAAAGTGTGGAGACAGACGCTCCTGCTCTGCTGAACCTGGATGCTGTCAAGGCATTGCTGAATATCCGTACTAAGGCCAAGTTCAACGAGCAGCTTAAAGCAATGGTAACAACCGATGCTGAGAAGAAGATGCTGGTAGAGTTGGCACAGCAGGCCGGGTCAGATGATGTTGAGGCGTGGAAGGTGGATGCCCTACGTGCTCTGGCTGAAACTGCCGCCGTTTAGGTCTGAGAGAGGAGAGGGTATGGAATATGCCTAACGCTAAGAGAACAACCTTTGCGGATATTGAGAAAACCTTCCATTCCATGCCTTTGACGAAATTTGAAATCCCAGAAGGATTAGAGGCAGAATGGCTTGCCACAGCGGTTGCAGATTATGAGTTGAATTTAAGCTGCGACTTGCGGTATAACGAGAAAACACAAAAGTTTGCCGGCAAACTGGATAGAACCGTTTGCCGGACGCTGGCGCAGATGATGTATGTGTCTTATCTGCAAAGGGAATTGAGCCGTGTCATGGCCTTGAATGGTATTTACGGTAAAGATGTACAGCTGACAGGGCAGGATGCTACAAAGCGTGTGACCAAGCAGGAGCTTGACGATCAGATTGCTTTGGTTGAAAGACTGCTCCATCGGCAGAAAGATCATACGTATGGATAAGGGGTGGTAATATGTCAGAGGAATCCAAGAGCTGGTATCGGATGACACGCCCCCTTTTCAACAGCGGTTTTGAGGATGATGAGTTTTGGGCATATGGTCAGGATGGCTTTCAGGAGGTGCTTGACTCTTTTATCGGGGCCGATGTGTTGATCTATGATAAGGCTGTATATGCCCAGCCACAACAGGTAAGAGCAATCGTTCAAAATAAGACCAGCGATGTTTACAACAGCACGACAGTACGACAAATTCTCTGTAATATTGGAATTTTGAAGTGCGGGCAGTATGTGAAATACGATGGAGCATTCTGGCTGGTCAGTGCGTTGCCAGACAACAACCGTATTTACGAAAAAGCGGTATTGTGGAAATGCAAACATTCCATTCGATTTGTTTCCCCGCTGACTGGTGAGATTGTAGACTATCCAGTATTTAGCACCAATAGTACACAGTACGGTACAGGTGAGTTGGAAAAGACCCACATGAATGTTGGAGAAGATCAGCATTTAATTTATCTCCCATTTAACCAAGAGACGATTTTGCTGGATGACAATTTCCGCTTTATCATGGATAAAAGACGTGACAAGCCAAGTGTCTATCGTATTACAAGGGTAGATCCTGTTTCTTATGCGGTAGGCAGTGAGCGTGAGGAGGATGGGTTAATTCAATGGTCAGTGCTGCAAGACCAGCTGAATACCGCAACAGACAGTGTTGAACTGATGATTGCAGATTATCATGCTGCTACCTCTGGTGGTGTAGAGGAAGTACCAGGGTCAACGGCTTCTCTCATATTGACTGATTTGGACGGAGACTTCAGATTGGCAAGTGGCGAAACAAAGCAAGTACAGGTTCGTTGTTTGACGGCTGATGGAGATCCTATTGATCCACCTCAATACCACTTGGAATGCGACTTTGGCGGTGCAGTCAGTATTATCGCAGAGGAAGATGGTGTAATTACATTACAGGCAAAGAGCGATCCATCTTATGTTGGAAAGCAAATTGAAATCAAAGCGATCAATGACGAACTCGCGTGTGAGGCTGTCATTACTATTCAAATCGTGAATTGGTAGGGAGGTGAAGAGAGTGCCGCATTTTGACGCGATGATTCAGCAAAAAATCCTTTTGAAGCGTAAGCTGCTACAAAATCAGGCAGTGGTAAACCTGCTTTGTAATGTGGGCAATAATGTAGTGGAGTTTGAGAATATCAGAACGGGAAGCAAAAGTCCTGCGGCGTCTCTTATCAAAACTCACTTTTATGTCCCAGATACACAAACAGTAGATAAAAACTTCATTACGATGCGTAGCCGTGTGGTATATACCGACTCGAATGTGGTGAAGGAGACGGGGATCACCGTCTATATCATCTGTAACGAACACCAAATTGACTTGCTGCAGGGTTCCAGAGCGGATCTGCTGGCAGATGAGGTTGATTGTATTCTGAATAACGGAGAGGAACCTTTGTTTGGGCTGGGAGGAATTGTTCTGAGCACAGCAGATGAGGTTCAGTTTAACGAAGGATATTCTGGGTGGCAAATCCCATATATCACTCACGAGAGGAATAGGAGCGCAGAACTGTTATGATTGATAGTCTAACTGCGCTGACAGGCGAAGCGTACAAAATTACACCAAAAATTGGAGTGAGGAACCCAACATTGAGGGAGATCTACCATTATGGGGAGCAGCAGTATTTTGGACTTGCACAGACAATTTGTGCAACACCCGCTGACCGTAAGGTAGAGATATGGGACGCTATGAATACTTATTGGGATAGGATAGACGAGTATGAGTTGTTTGTGTCTACGTTTAGAGCTATCCAGTTGCGTGACACGAAGATACTGTTTGGGGATTTAGATGTGGCTTCGTTTCAACCTATGCCCTCAAAGAACCTCAAAGATTTTGTTCTTGTGAATCGGGATGGGGCGGTAATCGACCGTGCGGTTTACAAGTTGCTAACTGATTATCTACGGCATATCCATCAGTTCAAAAAGAATGAAGTGAAGCCGTATGACGATTATACCAGAGATATTATGATCGAGGCGGATCGGGATGATCGCGAGGACGCAGCAAACAAGCCGTTCAAGTCCATGCTGAAACCACTTGTTTCTTCGGCAATAAACCTGCCTGGATCTCAATTTCGATGGGATACTGTTTGGGATGCACCTATCGGAGTGTTTATGGACAGTATTATGCGTATGCAAAAGCGTGACCATTACTATTTCACAATGCTTGGAATTTATAGTGGTTGCGTTGATATGAAAAAAATCAACAAAAAAGAGCTTGAATGGATGTCTGACTGACACCTGCGGCTAACAAGAAAGGATGGTTAATTATGCCTAATTTTGACATTAAGAGTGCTGTTATCAACAGATTTCTCCGTCTAACCGAGGTAGATCTGGAGTCTGGTATGGTGAATTGGGTGCTCAGAAACATCGAAAGCCCCCAGGCTGAGTTCACTGGCGAATCTGTGGATAAGACCGACGAGCGTGGTATTCTAATCTCACGTTTTGATACCGCCAAGGGTTTCACTCTGTCCGGCGAAAGTTCTAAGCTGGAGCTTGGCCTGATGGCTTCTCAGCTGGGTACTGAGGTTCAGGTGGCGACCGCCGACAAGAAGATCAAGGGTGAGGATTTCGAGATCATCACGATTGTGGAGGACAGTGGTGAAAAGAAAGCTACCATGGCTTATACCCCGACGACTACCCCCAGTGTGGTGTACGCGATCAACAAGGACAAGTCTCTGGGCGATCCCATTGAAGTCGGTACTGCTGATGAAAACGCCAAGATTACCGGAAATGTTATCACGCTGCCTGATACCTATACCGGAAGTCGTATTGGCGTGCTGTATCAGTACGAGACGGACGAGGCCGTTCGTGTGACCGACAGCTCTGAAACCTTCAACAAGAATGCCAAGTATATTGCCAAGATCCTGGCTGAAGATGTGTGTGGTGTGACCGCTGCTATCACTATTGTGATTTCCAAGGGTAAGCTGGACAACAACTTCAGTCTGAATCTGACCACCGAGGGCACCCACCCCTTCAGCATTTCCGCCATGAAGGATTACTGCTCCGAGGAGGAAGAGCTGTGCTACATCCTCATCGGTAAGGCAGTTGGCGTGGGCGTGTAAGCGATGAAGCGTCATTGCCGGGTGTGCGGTGCAGAGTACGAGTATTGCTATTCCTGTGAAAAGGTTCATAGCTGGCGTGCTCTGACCGACACCGCCGACCATTACTATATTCTCAATGTCTTGATGGAATATCAGGGCGATCACGATGCTGTGAAAGCCTATCATGCTCTTAGCAAACGTGGTGTGAATATTCGAGAGACAGACGGCCTTTTGCCGAGTGTGAAAATGCTCATGGTGGAAATCGCCTCAAAAGTGAAAGGTATGAATGGGACGAGAAAGAAAGCTGTTCCCGCTGGTCAGGCGGTCGTTGAGAAGAAGGATGAAAAGCAGTTGCATTCAACAGATGATGCTGAGGTAAGTGAATAAGAATAAAGAAGAGGCGTTGCAGAAAATAGGCTGCAGCGCCTCCTTTTTCGATTTGGAGGTGAGTAGAGGTGAATATCCTGGCCGTTGATCAGGCCAGACATGGTGCGTGGGCTGTTTTCGATTATGAAGAAAAGTCTCTGGTTGACTATGGGACGTGGGCTTTTGAGAGCAAAAATCATACATTTGAACAGGCAATTTTGCACATCGAGGCGTTGATAAATGAAGTGATACACACGCGCTGCATTGATGCGGTTTTCTTTGAGGACATTCAGTTGAGAAAGAATGTGCAATCTTTCAAGAAACTGGCACAGTTGCAGGGTGTACTCGTAAATCTGTGTGAGAAAAACGAATACCTTTATGGTCTTGTAGCACCAACGCAATGGCAAAATTTTTGTAAAGCACGAGGCAGAACTACCAAGGAAATCAAATCCAAGGTAAAAGAGGTGGAGCTTGAACCAAAGAAAAGTTCCAAAATTCTTTCTCTGCAATTTGTGCGGGAAAAGTTCGGAATCGAGACTGATAATGACAACCTTTCGGATGCAATCTGTATTGGTCACTATGTCGTAAACAATTTGGAAATATCAAAAGGAGAGAAAACATGAGTGCAAACATGAAGAATCGTATTTGTGGTGAATTTGCCGAGGACTTTGAGGACATTCAGGATTTGATGGAGGATGTGCTTCCTGAACCTTCCTTGCTTGAATACTATCGTCGGCTGAAAAAGAGGGAAATTCTCTGGAACGACGAAATTGATGATGCCACAGTCGACATTGCGCTTTACATCCGAAAGTGGAATGCAGAGGATAGAGGCATTGAACCGAAGGATCGTCGGCCTATCAAAATCCTTATCAATTCAGACGGCGGCAGTGTGGATACAGTGCTACACATCATTGATATGATCCACTTATCTAAAACCCCCGTTTATACCATTGGCATGGGACGAGTTTATAGTGCTGGTGGCCTTTTGCTGATGGCCGGTCACAAACGGTATATCTTCCCTCATACCAGTTGTCTTATTCACGATGGATCTTCTGGTGCAATCGGCAGTATTGGCAAAATGTTGGATAACTTGGAATTTACCAAGGAGCTGGAGGTGCGGATGAAAGCGTATATCATTTCCAGCACTCACATTACGGAGGATGTTTATGACAAGAACTACCGGCGAGACTGGTTTATGTTCAGTGAAGAAATGATTAAGTTGGGAATCGCTGATGAGATTGTGACAGACATTGATACCATTCTTTAAGGAGTGAAAAATATGGCGCGGAAAAATATTGGCGTGAGCATTCATGATGTTCCTATTACCCTTTCTGAACACCCGTTTTATGGGCTGAGGCTGGATGAACAGCAAAAGATTTTTCGGGATGCGATTTGGAGCAAGGAGAAACTGGTTGTTTTCTGTAACGCCAAGGCAGGTACAGGAAAAACACTTATTGCTACTGCCACGGCCAATCTTCTATATGAGTATGTCAGAAGCCAAGTCATTGTGTATATCGCTTCACCGACACAGGAACAAAAACAAGGTTTCCTAAAGGGAACTATCGAAGAAAAATCCGAACCGTATTTCGAGCCGTTTTATGAAGCGTTAGATAAGATAGGTGTGAATCGGAACACCGCATTTTATGACAGTTCTATCAACGAGAAGTACCAGAGCGCCTACATCGAATGTTTGACACACACTTTTCTGCGAGGCACGAACTTTGAGAACAAGGTAGTTATTGTAGATGAAGCCCAGAATTTCTACTTTGATGAGTTAAAAAAAGTGCTAACACGTGTCCATGATAGCTGCAAAGTAATTGTTATCGGACATGACGGACAGAACGACCTTATTTCCAATCCGGAGCGTTCTGGATTTGTGCCTTACATGGAGTGGTTTAACAATGATGAGCGGACGGCAGTTTGCCGTCTGGAAAAGAACTATCGTGGCTGGATCAGTCAACACGCGGATGATTTGACTTACAATCTGGCTATGAAAATGAACTGATTCTGGAGGATTATGATAATGAAGAAAATCGCAGTGAATACTGTAAAAGCCTTTCTAAAAGAGCACAAGCGTGAAGACGCATATACCCAGACATTCACCATGGGAGACAGTTCTTTTGAAGTGGCCTTTCACACAGCGTTGACAGTAAGTGAGAAAACCACCTTTATCAATCGGGTGATTTCCGGTTGTTTTGATTCTACGGGCAAATTCCGGCCTGAGTATGTTTCCCCTATGCTGCGGGCCACAATTATGCAGATGTGTACGAACCTTCCGCCCCTGACTCTCAAAAACGAAACAGACGATGAGGGCGCTGCGGCATTGGATTTGAACGGCATGAACGAGCTGTATTTGGCTCTCAATCTGGATGCCGTGCAGAATGAGGGGTATCAGGCTATGTTGGGTGAAATGGTTGCCCTCTGTACTCAAGCTATCGACTGGAAGAAGGGCTGTACTTTGAGTGGTAACACAACGGAGAACGCTCTGCGTGATTTGATTGTGGCTCTGACTACAAAGGTGGATAGTCTGAATGTGAGCGACCTGATGCAGTTTGCAGGTGATCTGTCTGTTGCGACAAAGGGGTTAGACGAGGGCGGCATTTTGCAAGGATTACTTAAACTCCACGAGGGGAAGAAAGAGTAAAAGAAGGAGGTGGCGGCATGGGTACGACTATTCGTGAAGCTCTTGCGGCAGCGAACAAAAAATTGATGGGAAAGATTGACGATGCCATGAATAATGAAGTATTCAAAGAGATTCAAGACGAAGAAGCCGCCACCATTTACGAGGTTATCTATAAAGTCTATACGCCTCGAATGTATCGCAGACGCGGAGAATATGGCGGTATGGCTGACCCTTATAACATTGAAATTGAGGGAGGAACATCCCGTGGTGGAGTTATGGCGGTAGTCAACTTAACCGATCCGAATCCGGGCGGCTGTATGAGCGAGGGACAGGTGACGACCGGGAAAAATCTTCCCGAACTAATCGAGTACGGGCATGGGTACAAGTTTTATCAATACGACTTTCCGAAACAAGGCGCGGCCTATATGGGGCCGCGTCCTTTTACTGCAAAAACGATTGAACACCTAAAAGCAAGTAAAGCACACATCACTGCTTTGAAAGCAGGATTACAAAGGCAGGGTGTCAAAGTGAAATGATTTTTGAAATAAAGGGTGGTGAGAAAAGATGGACGAAGATCTGAAGATTGTATTGACGAGCGAACTGGAGGCCGACGAACAGGCTTCCGCACAACGAATTTCAGCGCAGCTTCCTAATATTGCGAAGATGATCAACTCGAAAAGCACTATCAAGGTTGGCGTTTCTCTGGATAGCTCTAACATTCAGTCTGAAGCCCAAAAAGTAAGTCGGCAGATCGCTCAGGCAACGAAAACACAAGGTATCGGCGTTACGTTGAATTTGGATCAAAGCTCTGTTGCAAAAATCCGGCAAGAGCTAAACAACTTGAAGGTCAGTCCTGATATTTCTCGCGCCATGACCGACCAGCTGGATAAGATGGGCATTCAGATTGATCGGATTACTGGGCGGTGGCAAGCAGTCAACGGTGAAGAGGAGCGAATGCTGAACCTGACTATTCAGGGCACAGATCAGATGCAGCGCACGGTCACTTATTTGCAGACCTACAACACTGAGACGGGCGAAATCAACACCCACTTGACCAATGTGACAGCCAATCTTGAACGCCAGCGGAATGTCCAGGAGCAAATTGCAAAGCAGGCGCAAAAGGATAATGAATCACGAGTTTCATACTTAAATCGGCAGTTGTCTATTTTGGCCGATGTCCAGGCTGCTTATGCTGGTTCCACCTCTGTAAAGCCGATCAAGGATAGTTCACATTTGGAAACGCTGAATAATACCTATACTGCTCTTAATGCTCAAATTCAGAATATGATTTCTGCTGAGGGGCGTTTGGACAATGTGCAGCGTTCCAGCCTGGAGGCGCAGATTGCTAATCTGCAACGACTTGTAAAAGAGTATCAGAATGCGGAGTATGTAGCGACCAAGCTGAGGACAAAAGACATCGGTTCAATCAAGGGCGACCAGCTTTCCGGTTTGGAGGCTTTGGAAAAACGGCTGGAGGCTGCGGGAACGCTCACCGAGACATTTAAGACGAAAATCGACGGACTGAAGACCTCTTTGCAAAATGTTGGCACTAAAGATGAGCTTGTGACATTTCTTAACAGCTTTGACCAGCTGAATAACGATGTGTCTGTGTTTCAAGAGCGGCTACGTGGTGTCAATGCTATATACACTCAGTTGATTGGTTTGGATAAACAGATTACCTCTGTGCAAGCTCAAATGGTGAAGTTAGACCCCAAAGCCGATCAGAATAAGTTGGTTGCTTTGCAGGGGCAGCTTGCAGTCCTACAGAACCAGAGAACTACCTTGGAGGGACAACTGGTTCCTTATGTGGATATCGTTCAATACGCACAACAGGCGGCGGCTCTTGAACAGAGCCGCCTTTTGAATGGTTCTCAGCTGGTATATACCCAGATGGAAATTGCGGATAAGGCGAGAGAATACGATGCCGCTATGCAGCGCATTCCGAGCACTATCGCTGATTTGCAAACTAAATATAATCAGCTGGTGCAACCCACGGAGTCTGTTACTCGGAATATGAGACAGCTTCGGGAACTGGCGTCGCAATATAGCTCGAATATGGGCGATCGGGAAAAGGTTCAGACATATGAACGGCTGCAACAACTAATTGGAGCGTGCAGCAAAGAGATGTCTGAGCTGATGCGTGTCCAACGTGGCGAGGTCAACGATTTTAGATTCACTCAAAGTCTGGAAAAGGCAAAAGCGGATTTGGCAACCGTTGGAAGAACGTGGAGTGCCTTAAAAAAAGATCCTGGATTGAACGCACAGTTCCAGCAGTTGGAAGCAAATCTCAGACGAGTAAACAGCCAGGCAGATTTGACTAAGTGGACAGCACAATTCAGTGCGTTTAAGTCTGAGGTTAAGGCGGCAGGGAAGAATATGCAATCCCTTGGCGATGTTCTGAAGAACAATGTCGGTAAGGTATTGCAGTGGGTTTCAGCTACAACGCTACTGTTCAGAGCCTTTCGTTTGCTGAGGTCTGCGATTTCAACGATTATCGACCTGGATACGGCTATGGTGGATTTGCGTAAGGTTACAGTGGCAACAGAGGCGGAGTATCGCAATTTCTACGCTACTGCAAACGATACAGCAAAGGCACTTGGAGTAACGACAGAGGCGGTCATCTCTCAAACCGCTGAGTGGGCACGTTTGGGTTATACTATGGCCGAGGCCGCAGAGTTGTCTAAAAACTCTGCAATTTTTGCGGCAATTTCTCCTGGTATGGACATTACTCAGGCAACAGATGGTCTGGTCAGCGCCTTGAAAGCGTTTGATGAAATCGACGTAAACGATTCCTTGGACGGTATCATCTCTAAGGTTAATGATATTGGCAATAAATTTGCTGTTTCCAATAAGGATATCGTAGAGGTTATGACCAGAAGCTCTTCAGCAATGAAAGCGGCGAATAATACTTTTGAGGAAACTGTGGCTCTGGCTACTGCCGCTGTGGAGATTACAAGAGATGCCTCCAGTGTCGGTAATGCTCTGAAAACTGTGTCTATGCGTATTCGTGGGTATGACGAAGAACTTGAAGAGTATTCAAACGATGTCGCTGAATTGACAGGGGATATTGCGGATCTTACCAAAGTTGCCAGCAATAATAACCAAGGTGTTAGACTGTTTGAAGTTGGCGATCCCGATACTTACCGTTCCACATATGACATTCTTCAAGATATCGCAACAATTTGGGATGAGCTGACAGATAAGAACAGGGCACAACTGCTGGAAGTTTTGTTCGGCAAACGGCAAGGCCAGATTGGTTCGGCTATTCTTTCCAATTTTGAGCAGGCTCAAAAAGCTATCGAAACAATGGAGAATAGTGCTGGTAGTGCAGAACGCGAAATGGATAAGATTACCCAGTCTTTGGAATACAAGCTCAATACTCTACAACAGACCTGGGTTGGCGTTGCCCAAAATCTATTTCAGACCGATGATTTGAAATTGGTTGTTGACGGCCTGATTGCTGTTTCTAACGTGATTGACCGTTTAACACAGTCTCTTGGTTTGTTTGGATCTGGTGCTCTTATCACAACCATTGCACTGATTGCAAAGTTCAGATCGACGATGGGGTCTTTACAAACTACAGTATTGCCTGCTGTAAATGCAATTAAGGCATCTGGGGTAGCTATGGATGGTAGTGCGGCAAGCGTACAATTCTATGCTACGAAACTGATAGGGCTGGACAAGTCTCAACAGGCAGCTGCTATGAGCGCACTTGGACTAACTGCGGAGCAGAAGAA